AACGTATGGGCGCAACAATGGTTAAAGGTGCAACTGTTGCGGCTGCTGCTATTGGTGTGCTGGTAACATCAACGGTAGCATTTGCTAGAGAGCTTGAAGTTGCAGCAAGGCGAACAGGTGAGACGGTTGAGAACATGCAGGCGTGGGCTTTCGCATCTCAAACTGTTGGCATCTCACTCGAAAAGCTTGGCGATATTGGTAAAGATACCAACGAAAAAATAGGCGAGTTCCTAGCTACTGGTGGTGGTGGATTTCAAGACTTTATCGACGTTATGAAAATAACTAACGAGGAAGGCACTAGACTAGCAAAAACATTCCAAACTATGTCAGGTACAGATGTGCTACAAGAGATGGTTTTAAGAATGGAACAAGCGGGTATTTCAAGTAATCAAATGTCATTTGCTTTAGAAGGTTTAGCTAGTGACGCTACCGACTTAATACCTTTACTGTCTGAAAACTCCAAAGAACTAAATAAATTAAAAACAAACTTTGAGGAAATTGGCTCAGTATTGTCACAGGGTGATATTGATAAAATAAAAGAAGTTGGTGTAGCATTTAATGAGTTAGGGCATTCATTCAGTGCTGGTGGTCGTCAAATGATCGCCGACTATTCAGAAGAATTAATACTTGCTGTTGAAGTAATAACTACTTTAGGTGTTAGGTCTAGTGAACTGTTTGATATTATCGCTACCGGTTGGGGTAATGTTATAGAGCTAGGCCAGTCAGCATTAACAGACTTTGTTAATGGCTCTGATACTTTTGGCGCAGTACTAGAAGAAAGGACACAATTATCAGCTGAAGCAATGGAAAAATTTGCTTCTGACTCTACAAAAACATTAGAAATAATCGTTAAGAAAGGCAGTAAAGCGGTAAAGGATAGCGTTAAAGACGATAAGCTTAGTTATAATCAAAAGCTTGATATATTTTCTAAGTACACGCAAGCAGCAAGCATTATTCAAGGCGCATTCTTTGAAGATAACAAAGCTATACAGGCTGGCATTATAGTAGCTGACACTGCAACTGGTATTATGAGAGCATTTGCTACATCATCAAATATTTACGAGGCTTGCGCTAACGCTGCGGTAGTTGCTGCAACTGGTATAGCTCAACTATCAAACCTTAAAAGCGCATCTCGCGGAGGTGGTAACGTTTCAGAAGGTAGTGGCTCTGCTACTGGCGGTAATGCTCCACAGCAACAAGAATTTCAAGAGGAGGTTTCCTCACTTGATTTAACAGAGGCGAGTACTAGCGGATCACAAACACTAAACCTAACAGTTCCAGACGGTGACGAAATAGGGCAAGCAATAGCCAACTGGCTTAATCAAGCTAAAGAAGAGGGTCGCGACTAATGACTATAATTAATAACGTAGCTGCGGCAACTGATAGAGATGGTTTATCAATAACGACTACAAACGTTTTGCTTAATGTTGTACCTGTAATTACTGACCCTGGCACAGGTGAAATAGCGGCTAATATTTCCGACCCTGACCATTCGTTAAATTATACGTGTGGAACTAGTGTCGGTGATTTCGCTGTAAGTTATGGCGCACAAACTAATATCGGTTATGTTGCTATCTCAGGGCATACGGCAGCAACGCCAACACAGGCAACTATTGAGCTATACAACGATACAACTTTGATAGATAGCGTAGTATTACAGCGTAACAATAATGTGATGTTTACTTTTGTTCCTCAAGCATTCCAAAACTTGATAATTAAGTTTATTACTGTACCGAACAACTTTCAAATGACTGTTAGCTTTATTGCTGCTGGTGAATACTTAACTATATTAAAAGGTCAGCAAGCGGGTTATTCACGCAACTGGTTAAACCGTCATACAACACAAAGAACAGCAAGCACTCTGGAAGTAGGGCCAATATCATCAACACAAAGAAGTAAGGCGTTAAAAGGTACGCTGTCATTGCCTAATGAGCTAGCTATCTTTACTGAAGGAACTTGGCAAACATTTATAGACTTTGGTTATCAGCAACCGTTCTTTATAAAAGAGTTTAAGTCTAAACCTGAATCGACGTATATTTGTTATGACCCTTTGCCGGGCGTTAAGTCTCACCCATCAACTCCGACTTTAGATGTAATTACCTTAAAGTTCACAGCGTTTAACGGGTTGACATAATGAGCACTTTTTTAGCAACTCAAGATATGAGAGTTCAGCATCACTTTGAAGTATTTGAAATTGACTTACCTGTCATTACTGGTGCTTGTACGCTTGGCTCTGCTCAAGGTTTTGGCACTCCTTTAACATGTGATCAGGCGTGGACTAATGAATATAAAACTTATTATTTCACTAATGAGAACGCACCTGTTTTACCTAGCGTTAATGGTCAACCTATTTACAGGTGTTTAACTTCCATTAAAGAAACTACAACAGAGTTAAAGCCGGGTGATGGATTATCTAGCAGGGGATCATTAAATATAACGTTTACTGATTTTACTAAACAAGATCCAAATATTGGCGCTCCTGGTGTTACTAATGACGTGAAAAATCAAGGCACATTCTTTGGTAAGTTAGCTGCGAGACAGATATTTGAGAATAAAAACGTTAGGCTTAAACTTTATCGTGTACAGCCTGACGGTACTGTGGATTTAGTTAATGGTGCTGAAACTCGGCACTATGTTGCTAACGCTTTTAAATTAAATGCCAAGTCCGGTAAGTGGTCATTAGCGTGTAAAGATGTTTTATCACTAGCGAACCTTAGCGAAAAATCATGGCCCATAAATACAGGTGGCTTTGTTCGTCAAGATATTGACGATATTGTTACGGCTATTCCTGTTGATGGCGACACTGATTATTCTAGCGCGGTTTTCATTCGTATAGGTGATGAATTTAGCCAGATAGTAAGCGTATCAAATAATTTAACACCTACAGCTACATTAAACGTAACTACCCGAGGTGGTGATTTATACGCGCCAAGTTCTGCGGTATTGCTGACAACAACTAACGCTGAAGATCATAGTGCAGGCGATGAAGTATTTATTTGTGATTTATCTGATGATGAAACTATTGATAGCTTATTAACTAAAATATTAGTTGATAGCGACTTTGATGCATCATTAATACCCGCTGCTGAATGGGCGGCAGAGGTCGCAGAGTGGCATGCAACCGACAAAATAAACACATTACACAGTGAGTCAGAAAGTGTTAATGATGTGCTTAATAGAATTCTTACTGGTTACTTGATGGACTTATGGTTTTCCACTACTGACAATTTAGCTAAGTTATCAGCGATTTCAGTATGGAAGCAATCAACATCAACACTTGCTGAAGGTAAGGAGATAAACTCCTACACGATAAATAAAACACCAAAAGAATCAATTAGAGCATCACGCGCACTTGTTATATATGACAAAAGAAATTTAGCTGATAGTGATGATGTGCCAAGCTACAAAAAGGCTAGTCAATTTTCAGACAATACTTTAATCAGTGACGCTTTATTCTCTAAACATAAAGACAAGCAATTTGAAAATAACTTTTTATTAACTGAAGATGCAGCGAACCTATTAACACAAAGGTACGTTAGCAGGTTTAAATTTACGCCTTTTGTTAGAATGTTCAAGACTGAAGAAAGGGCGCTTACTTTTAAAACTGGTGATGTTGTCGATATGGTTACAACTGTCGATCAAGGTGCAGACGGCTTACCATCTGGAAACATTAGAGCGCAGATACTTAAAATAAACCCTAAGTATGACAAGACGGGGCGCATATATGATGTAACTACTATGTCTTATGAGGCAGCGTTTAACTCTGGCAGTGAAATAGTTTTAGACTCTCCTTTGGGTGGTGTAAATCTTTATATACTTGCTGGTGCCCCTAGTCAGTCAGTAGATTTAACATTTATTTTAGATGGCACTTACTCACAAGGTGAAACAGCTATACGTGCTGGCGCTTTTGCTACTGGCTCAAAAATTACCTTGATAATGGTTAACGGGTTCGATGGTCAGGCTAACGGCGGTACAGGTGGTAAAGGTCAAGATGTGAAAGCATTCCCACCATTTGATCCTGTTGGTTTACCCGGTAATGGCATAAATGGCGGTTTAGTTTATGACGCTCAAGGCATAGATACTGATATTTACTTTAGCGGTGCGACTCCTTCTATCACATACCCTACAGCAGATGGTTATATTCGCGCTCCTAGTGGTGGCGATGGCGGATTCTTTCTTGGTGCTTTACCGGGTGATCCTGGTATGGGTGGTGACGGTGGTGACGGTAGGTCTGCTGGTGTTGGTGGTGATGGTGGCGATATTGGGACAGTTCCTACATTATCATTGTCAGGCTCTAACGGTGAAATAGATGGTTCTGGTTCAGGCTGGGGAAATACAGGCGCAAACAATGACGCTGCGGGCGGTTTAGCTGGTAGTGGTGTAATAGATAACGGGGCAACGGTGAACTTCTTCGGAGATACGCCAGTAAGATACATAAACGGGAATGGAAGTCATCCATAAATTAAGGGTAAAAAATGAAAGCATATCATAATAGCGTAGTTTTACGGAATGACGGGGAAGATCCATCAACACTAAAGCTTGATTTAAACGCGGGCATAACTGAGCAAGTAACGGTCAGAATAAACAGCACTCAGGCTTTAGCCTCTATATTTGATGTTGATGATGTTGGCACAGCAAACCCGTTAACTACAGACAATAACGGTAACTATGCCTTTAAAGCTGCTGATAATATTTACGATATTATAGTGGCAGAAGGCACAGCAAATGAGATAAAGCTTGAAAAAGTTGAGATTGCAGAAATCCCAATTCCATCCGACTTAATCAACGACCTATCACAAGCTTATGAGTTTGCAACGGTCGCAGCATACAAAGCTTTTGCCACTGCATTTCCTTTAACTAAAAGAATATACTTAGCAGATAGAGATGCTTATTTTACTATTATATCCGGAACTGGAACGGCTGACGGCTTCGGGGTTATTGGTAGTGATCAGGTATCACAAAGTATTGATATAATTAACGGCGGCGAGGCTAAGGTTAAGCAGTTCGGCGGCAAAGGTGACGGAGCAACCGTTGACGATGGAGCAATATCAGCAGCTATAGCAACTGGCTTACCTTTACGCTTTGAATATACTGGTTCTTTTTATAAAGTATCATCAGCTATTGTAATAAATACGATGGCAGACCACGGGAAGTTTCAAATATTTGAAGATGCTAGCCCTATACAATTTAATCTAAATGCTGTTGCGGAGGTTTGCCCTGAATGGTGGGGCGCTGTTTCTGGTGATGATTCTTTGTCAACCGTAAGCACTGTAGCTTTTCAGTCTGCTATTGACAGCACAACACCACTTTCAGCGGCTTCAGCAATAAACGAAGGAACCACGTTGCATAATGTGGTGTCTATCGGTGCTGGTGTTTACCTTGTTGGAGCTTTAACCATAACTGAGCCTGTTATTATTCGCGGCTCAGGCATGAAGCAAACGCTAATCAAGGCACCAACTAGCAATATCAGTCCGATAATAGTAACTGCAACCGCACCTATTGAGATAACAGATTTATCTTTTGGTATGAAAAACGGTGTGGCGGCTCATACCTCTGGCTCAATAATTACGATAGCGCCCACAGTAATTCAAATGGATTACGCATTGATAGAAAGGGTAGCTTTTAATAACTTTCATACGGCAATTTCAGCAACAGCAGCGGCTTATTTTTCTATCAACAAGTGCTACTTTAATGCTTATACAGGTACGGGTATATCTGTTGCTAACACGCTTTCACCTGATAGTGGTGACAGTTCAATCACTGGCTGCACATGGAATAATGGCGTAGGTGTAGCAATATTCCAGCAGAGTTCGGGCGGATTGCGCATTGTTGACAATAAGTTTCTAGGAGGAACACTTAGCTATCACGGTGATTTTAATGAAGGTGTTAGCGCTACTGGCCAGTTAATTATTGCTAACAATAGTTTCGATCAGTGCACTGTTGCAAATATACGACTATCTAAAACAGCGCTATCAACATTTTCACTGATAAGTATAACTGATAATATTATTGTTGTTTCACCTGGAAAGGTTGGAATATTAATGGATGGTTATGTTGGCGAGACTGCATTCTATAATACGACCATAGGCGGGAATAACTTCTACTTGCGCGACTTATCAACCGCTGTCTTGTTGTCTAGTTGCTATGGAACAACACTATTTCCAAATGCCTATACTACTGATGGCGGAGAAACATCGACAGGCGTAACGTTTGGTGCTTTCCCTATTGCTAATACAATCATTCACCCACAATCATTTAACGGCTCAATAACCAAGTTTAGCGGTACTCAAACAGGTGTTTTATTTGTTGCTGGTGAAGGTGTTGAATATGCAGGAGATCCAAATAACAATATTACCCCGAATTATAAAGGAGAGTTGTGTTTTGATACCACCAACAGTAAGTGGTATAAATCTTTTGGTATAGTTGGTAATCAGTGGGCGATAATAAGCTAAATAAAAGCCCCTTAATCGGGGCTAGTTTATTCTTTACCTGTAATGATAAAGCGTGTGATTTCAATTATGCACGCTATTACTATTAACATTACTGCTTGTGTTTCTAATTCCATTATAATTCCTTTAGCCATTCTTGAACGTTAAACCCAGGACATGACTTAGTTGAAATTTCATTGTGACCGATAACCTTTAATAACGGATATTCAATCTTTTTCTTTAAAACCAGATTAGTTAATATCTCCCATTGTTTATCGTTAAACTCATTAGTACCAATCATGCAAACACCAATAGCGTTATTGTGACCTTTAGCGTGTGAACCTTTCCAATACTCAGGACGACCCGCTTGAAGCTCTCCTTTAGGAGTTATAACCCAGTGATAACCTATGCCATCCCATCCGTTTTCTAAGTGCCACCTGTGAATATCAGCGGCGTTATTGTATCGACCGTTTGGAGTTGCGCTACAATGTATAATTAATTCTTTCATAACCCTTCCTTTTAAATTTGTTTTAATCACTTTAAACATCAAATATCTCAACAATAACCGGAGTTAGTGCAATGTATCGCTCATGGTGCTTTTC